AGAAGGCCTCCGGCTCCCAGCTTACAGGAGTAGGTACTACGTCTACAGCGTGACCAGTCAGATGCTTAGACTTCATCGTCTTGCTCTTGCCAGTATCGTAGTAGTGCCTCTGTTCCTCTGGGGTCCGAAGGCCGTCAGTGATCTCAAACGGCACCTCAGAGAGCTGTCTAGCCAGTATCACGACATGATACAAGTCATGGTGTATTTCTGATAAATGCGCCTTAGATCGCTCTGAGAAGCCCCCCTCGTGGGAAAATGACCCCCCATCGTGGGAAAATGAGTTGTTGGCCCAGAAGAGGCCAAAGAGTGCTGCCCAAAAGGCTACAATAAATGCTACGAGGGTGGTACGGGCCATGTTACGTCTCTCGGGTCTGTGGTGTTAGCAGGTAGGTCTCGAAGTTGCTGACGGTAGGTGGCCCAAGCTGCACTGTCAACAGGAGAATCTGGAGCCTGAGTCCAGTCAGAGCTATATAGCTGCCGGTTTCGTCTAGCTCTTAGTTTTTTCCACGCAGCAGCGGTGTCTCGACTCTCTAAGACCTCAGTCGAAAGAGGTACCAAAGCTCCATTAACAACGTGCTTGTCTTTTAGCGAGGTTGGCTCTTCTTCGGTCAAAAGGTAAGACTGACCCTCTAGAATGTCCAACTCAATCGTCTCAATCCTACCGGATCGAAACGCTACAATGTCTCCGGTTTCTGTGCTATAAATAACTGCCCTTCTGGTTACAGGAGATGCAAAGCCATCAGCAGCCAAAACAGTAATGCTGGACATTATTTCTTAAGCTCCGTAGCAATCAACATTCTATTTTCAACCTGAAGTGTTCCACTACCAGAGCCAGTCTCTTTCCTGACCTGTAGGTAGTAAGTATTGTTGCCTGTAGAAGCTCCTACATCTCTGTAGTTTGCAGCAATCATTTGCCTATCGGCACTTGACCAATCAATAGGAATGTCTAACTGTTGCCAAATTACAGTAGACCCTCGAACAAGCCGGACTTCGTATTCAAGGTCTCCGTTGTCAGCATCTACAGTAGCGCTAAACTGAAGCAAAATATCTGCACCAGTCGGGTTAGCGATAGTTGTTTGAGCCACAGTGACAAAACTAGTTCCCACGCTTGTGTTTGCAGAGTTTAGGGCAGACTCTTGCTCACTGACAGCGTTGTCCACGATGTCTGTGGTTTCTGCTTGTTTAGTCTCAGCATTGACAGGACCCGCCTCTGCTCCAAGAGCATTGTTGCTGGTATCAAAGGCTTGCGCCCATACATAGATCGTAACAGTAGGGTTTGCTGTAGTCGGAGAATAGGTAAACTTTACCGTTTCTCCTGTCTCATCAAAATACTGATTAACGTCTTTTGTGCTAGAAGTGTTCCAATATATTCGGGTAAAGTTAAAGCTATTGTTTATTGGATTGCTCCAAGTTGCAATAACTTCTCTTACTTGTCCTGTAGCCAAAAGTCCTGTAACATCGTCAGTTTCAGTCACTCCGGCATCTACTACGACCTCTCCTAAAGCACCGGGAAGGTTCGTGTTATCTGACTCAAACCCAGAGACATCTTGAAACTCATCATAAGTGGTGGTTGTAGTTTCTCTCAGAACAAGGTTTACAAGCAATTCGTAGTCTTCAAAACTAAGGCTCCAAGACACAACCTCAAACAGCTTAGAACTCCAACCAAACCTAGCGTTGGTGAGGCTTACATTGTCTCCAATCTGCAACTCAAACGCCTTTAACCCAAAGCTACCAGTCACGGTAATTTGACTGCGGTTCTTTTCCAAGGCGATGTTAGCAAGCCTCTGAGCCTCTTCAGGCGTGTCTGTAAACGGCAGAGTAAGGTCCAGAGTGCTTTCAAGCCCACCATCTGTGGTGACAAAGGTAGAGCTAGTAGCTGTAGGATAGTCAGTGAATTGGTAGTTTGTTTTTGGCCCCTTGAATGTTCCCCTTACCGCATTAAAGTTGTCTCGGCGAGAGTGCCGAGTAGCTACAGACAAAGGAGACCTAAGATCGCCTTCATCTAACGAGATAGAGGGAGCTATATACTCCCCAGCTTTGAGCCTCCATTGGCCTTGGGCATACCACAAATACCCTGCACAGGAGGTCATTAGCTGACTCACCACGTCTACAGGGGCCTGAGAGGTGGTCCAAGCACCATTGCAGGTGTACCTATCAGCCGTAATCACAGCGGGCGGATTATCGGGGTCGGTTACGTCTACAGACTCTTCACAGACATTGGCGGCAGTAGAGATGAGTGTGTCGTCAATGTTATCTGCATCCTCACCAAGACCATATTCGTCGTTAGTCAAGAAGTCCCGTACAATTAATGCGGGGTTATCAGACCATGCGGTTGTAGAGGTCCGAGGGTCATACACCTCCTTACCTTTAATCAGCGCAGTGATCTCCGGTAAGCCTTCATCCCACACGTCATCTTCATAGGTAAAGACAATCGCAAGGTGCGCAATACCCAAAAGCCGATGGCTGGTGGTCCACTCAGAACTAAAGGAAGAGAACGTACCATTCAAACTTGCGGTGTGATTGCCTAAAACTTGCCTGATTTTTATGTAGTTGTTAAACTGGTTTGTAGGGCTTCCTACAGCGTTTCCATTTTCATCAACCTTTTGAGCAGAAGTTACACTGTCTCCGCTAAGAGTAAGCTCATACTGCCCCATGTAGATTTTCTCAAAGGAGTTGACCTTATGGCCAGCAAAAGCAATAATTCGGCTCAGGTTTTTGTTGTTAGCTCCATGAGCATCGTCAAAAACAATAACCCCGCCAATCTTGGTCTGTCCGTAAATGACCTGATGGTGTAACGCAGCGCCTCTGCGATTGACAGTATAACCTCCAAACTTAGGCTCTGCTCCGGCATTTGGGGCTTCTGGGGCGTTGCTTTTAGCTAAGAGGTTAGAGGCAAATCCACCGATAAAACCGACCACCCCAAGAGCAAGGGCTTTAGCGGGGCCTCCCGTAATAAATCCAGAGATTGCTCCTGAGACACCACCAACGAGACCGCCTATAAGGCTTTGACCCATGTTAGTCTCCTATATACTTAGAGTAGATGCGCTCTACTAAAGAAAACTTCAGGAACTGCATCAGTTTGTCAAAAGGCTTATGAACCTTTGTGTTGATAGCCAAGACTGAGACACCATCCTCTTTAAGGCACTTCTCTGCGAACTGGATCAGCTTGATACCAGTACGGCCCTTTCTGTAGTCAGGGTGCAAGAAGATAATGTCGTTAGAAGCGAACAGGTGGTCCTTGTAGTGCATGTTGTATTGGATAACGACTACAAAGTATCCTACTAACAAGTCACCCTCTCTAGCTGTAAATATCTTCAGTACACCAGCTTGCTCTAGGGTGTGATAGGCGTCCCAATCTGGGTTTAACTTAATCTTGTCTTTATTAAGGGCAATATCTTCCCAATGCCGCTGTATCAGAGGTCGGATGTCGTCCTCAACCGTAGCTAAGAACTCTTGTTGATACCTCATTCAGGAATAGCCCCCCATATAATCTTCTTTGTTTGGAGGCCTACTACAAAGTCTAGCCCCAAGTCTGGGTTACCGGTTCCATTAGCATCAGGGTGTCTTTCTCTCTGATAAGCAGAAGTGTATCTAGTGCCAGCAGGCCTCTCAAGGGAAACTAGCTTGTTTTCTACTGTCAGGGTAATTGTTGTAGTTTCAGCGCCCTCGTCAATGTTCATCTGATCCATATACCCAGAGAATATCTCTTCGATATTGCTAGGGTTCCCGCTGCTGTCAAAGACGCCGAAGTAGATGTTGCACACTCGACCTTGATAAGGGGTTCCAAGGGCTTTGACAAACAAAGAGCTAGAAGAGTTATCAATGCCGCTGAGGGAAATAGTAGCCCCCCTAGCGGAAATATCCGAGGCTTCCTCGATGGGGTCAATCTGTAACAACTCTCCTGCACCAGCATAGCTATTGGTGCCTGAGTCAGACGTAAGACTACGGGTCCCTACACCATTCCAAAGATATACTTGATTGGGGGAATCAAACAACAAATCAACAGCAAAGAACGGCTGAATTAAATCAGCCGTCAATGCTGTAGTGATTGTCGAGTTTAATGACCTGCTCATTTAATCTCAGCTTTAGCCGTCACTCGACCGTAGACAGCCAAGGCCCCACCACCTATAGTGATAGCCTGCATGATAAGGTCTACAATCTGTTGTTGGGAAGCTGCATCTAGCTCAAGGCCAAAGCTGGTCAGAACAGAAGAGGCAAGCATAAGCAGTACCCCCCATACAGTCTTCGACATAAACCATTTCTTTTGATCAGTCATTCTCTTCCTCCTTCAGGGATTTTTGCAACATGTCCATGAACGCTTGGCGTCCCACCTGTAGCTGCGTCAGGTTAAACTCGGCGGACTTTACCTTCTGATCCAGCGACATGACGTGGTTGACCATCGCAATCTGCTCCGGCGTCAGGTCGTCTTCGGTGTAGTCCTTGTCGTCAATCGTGATAATCGGCTTTTTATCTTCGCCCATTGTCTCGGTCCTTTCGTTGGTGGTTATGCTGCCCACGGCGTGCCGCTGGACACGGTCGGGTTGTCTTGTTCGTCAATCCGGTTCGCAACGGCCTGTTCAACCGCCGCAACGTCTAGCTGTCCCTGCGCCCAGCCGATGGCGTCGGCTTCGGTCACGTCCGCATACGGAATGAACCCAGCAGCGTCAGGGTCTGGCTGGTGGCTGGTGGTGCCGTAGCTGCTGCCGGTCGTGCCGGTGGTGTCGTCGATGCCGTTGCAGCGCCAGTGTATGATCGTGATGCCGCCCGTAGCGGTGTCGTATTCGGTCGTGGGGACCGACCAGTTGTATGTAATCGCCATGTGGTTTCCTTTCTTGTCTGGCGTTACGGGGTGGCTTCAAGCACAGCGAGGCGGGCTTCAAGCGCTTCAATTTGTGTCTGCTGTTCTTTGATTGCGGCGGTAAGTACGGCGGTCAGCTTGCTGTAGCTTACGGACAGCATGCCGGTCGCATGAGTTTCATTGACCATTTCAGGAATGACGGCCTGCACTTCCTGCGCCACGAAACCGACTTCTGTTGCGCTGCCCATATTGGCTTCGTTGCGCCAGCGATAAGTGACCGGTCGAAGCGCCTGCACGGCGGCGAGACCGTATGGGCTGTCTGCGATTTCCTTCTTCAACCGCTGGTCGGACGTGATGCGGACCAAATTACCCGAAGCATCGGCCTGCACGTCTTGCGTTCCTGTGCCTGTGAGGTTGGGTATCCTTACGACGCCAGAGCTTTCAACCCGCAGAGCGCCCGCTCTCAGCGTCGGGCCGGTGTCCGTCACGGTTATAGAAACGCCTGCCCCCACTTCGTCGTTCCGCATGACAAAGTTAGCGCCTTGGTCGTAGTAGAAAATTCCCGTGCCGCCACCAGTCACCTGATCGTTCACGAAATCAAGCCGTGCCCAGCTTGCAGCACTGCCGTCATTGCCAATAGCGATAGCGGGGGCGTAGTCGGCACCTGATTTGACTGACAGCTTGCTATTGCTGCCGGAGCCGAGAATGGTCGTCGTTCCGATGCTTACGCCGCCTGTAGTCCGGTCAATTTTGAACCGATTTGTCAAATTGTAGTTTATGCCGAAATTGCCGTCCTGTAGCGCAACGTCATAATATTGATCTGTCGAGCCGCCAGCGCCGCTCTCCGCCA